CCAACAACATTCTCACCAATGATCCAAGTGGGCCTTGCCTCTTGTATAACGCGCAACATTTCTGGCCAGAGATAACGGACATCTTCTTTTCCCTTTCTATGAGATCGCATTGCGACTGAGAATGGTTGACATGGAAATCCACCTGTGAGAAGAGTGACTCCTGCGTATAGCTCGCCTCGTACTTCGCGGATGTCTTTGTGGCACGGCACTTCTGGCCAATGCTTTTTGAGGACTGCTTGTGCGTATGGTTCGTTGTCACAGAAGCCAACTGTTCTATATCCATTCCACTTGGCTGCCAAGGCAAATCCTCCGATCCCACTAAATAAGTCGAGGTGTGTCTTTTCATTCATACGCTCTGCATCTGGTAGGCATGGCTCACCAACTCCCTGACGCAATTAAAGTATTCATTCTCCGCAGTTCCATAGCAATGTATCTCGCTGGTAAATCCACCAGCCGATAGAGATAGCTTCCATCTCCATCCCTTCTCATCCCACTCCTTCCTCACCTGCATCGCCAACTCATCCTTTGTTTTCATCGTCACCTCCTACCACCTCCTTGCACACCAGGCTCGCTGCATCGACCATCGTGATGATTTGTATCATATCGATAGCGTGGCCGTGGGACGCGCGATTCCTTTCAACTACAAGCTTACCGCGTGCAATTGCAAGCATATCGCGCGCCCACTTGAGGCGTTTCTTTGCCTCGACCTCCATCACATTCCAGACTTAGCTTTGAACTTGCGAGGATTGCTCTTGCCTGCTGCCGACAGCGCGATGGCAATCATCTGCTCGCGTGAGCGAGGCTTACCGCCTGCTCCACGCTCGCTACCCTTCTTGCGGTTGTCCGCTGCTAGTTCGCTCATGTTCTTCGATACGTTTTTACCTAGTGGCATTGCTTAGTTTCCTTTCTGTTTATGGTTGTTCCGACTTGTGAAGATCATAGTAAAAAGAATCTGTATCCTCCGTCACCCACTTGTCACTCTGATTCTCTACGCTTGGCAGTTCGGTATCAACTCGAAACTGCTTTAAGTTGTCTGGCAACTTCTTGGTAACCCAATTCGAGTCGCGCCAGAAGATTCTGTTGTTGGGCATGCATAGCAAGTAGCCATCATCGCCAGCGAACACATGACCACACTTGTAATCGGACGGCTCGTCGCTGTAGGGATTATTAAACCAATCCACAGTAAACAGGTATGTACCCCACACCTTGGTCGCGTCCCTAAGTAGGATCTGTGCGCGATGGTAGGCTAGGAAGCTATACTCGGTCACAGTCACGTTCTCGCTAAAGCAATCCCAAAGCTGTTTGTAGTTGAAAGGGATGTCGGCCTCTGGTTCGTGAATGTATATATCAGATATAGGTACACGACTCCGCAGCATCCCAGAGTCAGTCATAACATGAAAGGTTAGGATCGCACCAGCGCAGGACTGTAAGGCGAATACATAGACGTTGTAGAACTCTGTGTCCGCTTCGTTCTTGGTAAAGAATGACTTCCTCACCATAGCCTTGAAACTAGGAATGTTCTCGTTGAGCGTTGCCATTAGCGAAGCAAGTTAGATGTGTATGTCATAGATTGTTTGTATCAAAATCTTTTGAAGTCAGCAATCGGAATCTGAACACATGGTTCATTATCTCTAGGGTCACCGCTGTTCCTTGACATGTAGAATATGGGGAGTTTGCTGTCCTCCTTGATTTCGTAATAGGTCCTGGCATCCGCCCACTCGATCACATAAAACGTGGGCGCGAATGCAGCGTATAACTTTAGGGATATATACTTCTGGAGCGATAGGCATCGCGTTGGAAATCTACCAATCTCATAGCTAGTTTTCCTAGCATCAGCAAATGCGTACTTATCACCCCTTAGAATCATCGCATCGAATGGATAGGCTTTAGGCATATACTTAGCCTTGCCACCGCAATGATTGGCAAATGCCTCTACAATGCTCTTCTCGTTGGCGATGTCCGTATCGCTCTCATGCATACCGCTCGAACCCCTCATCTCCAGGCAGGACCAGTATGCCAAGCCACCAGCACCCAGCGCGTACCCCATATAGGAGCGCGTCCACGATGTTCTAGGTAAGCAGGGAACCAGCAGCCTGCGCCCTGCTCTCGGATAAACTTAGCGTTTTCGATATCGCCCTTAATCTGCAAGCCACCTCCAAGATACTCATGCGGAGCGGATAGATTAACTACACTCGTAATTTTCCTGTCCGATCCTGAGTATGTGTCCCAATGCCAAGAAAATTTCTGCAATGGAGAATACTTCAGGATTTGCAACTGCTGAATACCAGTCACATCAAACCTCCAGTACTCTTTGTTAATTGCAGCCGTAAGTTCCGACATGATCGAATGCAGCCATTTGTAATGTTGCGACATCGGAACCCAGCAGGACGAGCAGGTGCGTGTAAATGAAATCTTAGTCCCACCATCCTTTTTCAGGACAGTTGCTCGCTTCATGCCAATCACCTCGGCATCAGTTCGAATCATGTCGCATTGACTCGGCGTTAAGACGTACCTATCTACTGATGCAGTCAGCACCTTTTGAATGAACTTATTTTCCTCCATTTACAATCTCCTTTATTACATCAATTACTTTTAAAACTATGTACGCTCCGAATGCCAGCATGGATGCAAATATTGCTGCAAATAATGTTATCCATGCAATAACCCCAAATATGTCTGCTATAATATTAACGAATTGCATAATTCTCCTCTGTCATTCTTCGAAGCAATGTTTTGTTTCCAACTCTAATCCCAGCAGCCCTGCACCACCACCCAATCGTTCCGTTCCTAAAATCCTTCAGCAGTCGCTTCACTTCTGCCGTGTTCCTGTACTCCCAGGCATCATTGATCATCTTGTCCTTCCAATCAGGCGCAAGCTTCATACCGCACACAATCCCCCTCCTTCTTAGCATGCGAAGATCCTTGATCGCCTGGATGGCAACTTCGCCAGCAAGCTGTTGTAGTCTCTCGTCGTAATCGCCCTTGGTTAGCTGTGTGGAGATCATCGACGCTTCTTCTTGCGATTGGCTGCGACCCAATGTGCGTATGTATTCCAAAGCATTGCAGCAGCCTGCGCCTCGCTCTTCGTTTCAAAGATATCCTGCAATGGTGGCAATCCTTCTGGTGGCCTTGCACCATGCAGGCGCGGTCCGATCACATTGCCTGCCAGAGTGTGAATCCTCCATGCGCCAGCCTCCTCGACCACCTTGACGAAGGTCATCGACCAGCTTCTTTCAGCTTGGCATCGTCTTCTTGGATCTGGCCAGCTAACTTAACCAGATCATTCGATTGTCCAGCGTAATGAATGATGTAGGCATCCTTGTACCTATCCAATCCAAAATGCGACTCAACGCTGGTCATGCAGTTGTAGGCTGGGTCGAGTGGGGTCAGCTCCATGCCCCACAAATGCGCCTGAATGTTCATCCAAGTCTGTTCGCCAAAATGGTTGGGATAACAACCAAACGGAGGGCATGAGAATAATCCAAGGAACTTATTGCTCACTACGAATACTCCAGTATTGACGTAGAACCTCGGCGTGATCTTTCCGCCAAATCCTTTCGCAAGATCCACCATCCCCTGCTTCCTATCCAGAAACTCTCCCTCGTCTAGGGCGCAGAAGAAATGCTGACTGCCATCAGAGTCAGGACCACCAAGATCTTCGCAGTCGTTTGTCACAAGAACGTCAGCGTCCAAGAACATGACCTGCTCATAACCCCTGGCGAGCATAATGTTTCCGATTGCCAGCTTCGAGTATTGAACTGGCTGCGTAACTGGCTTATCAATTGCCATGAAGTCAATCGCGTACTTCTTTGCGTACGCTTCCATCCTTGGCTGAGTGATGCTTAAAATATTTTGCCAATCATCTCCGAATGCCTGAGTGACTAATGCGCGCTTCATTTCTTCACAGAATATGACAATGCCCTCTTGATGACATACTCAATGACGGCATCTCTGTCAGCCTTCAAAAGCTTTAAGCCTGCCTTAAATAATTCATTTCCAGTTTTATCGTCAAAAGTTATGTCCACAAGAACCATCTTTGGTGCTGGCCGTGATTTTCCAAATGTTATTTTTCCTAGCTTCATTTCTTTTTTGCCTTTCTTTTCTTCCTTGGTTTGGCTTCTTTCCACACGTCAAAGTTTTTGTCTAAGTCCACCGATAGAAGCATTAGCTTTTGGTAAAGCTTCCAGCCCACTCCAAGTGGCAGCAGCGTGATGCTGACAAAATCGCCAAGGTAATAAAATATTTTTGATAAGATTGTCATTTGCTGATTTCTACTGTCGCGTATTTAGGCAGTCGAGCTTTTTCGTAATCTTTTTTGGATTTAAAAAATAAGTCTAGAACAGGTAATTTGCTTGACCCACTAGCCTTTCTCTGGATGACCGCTGTGCCTGTATCCACCACAACCCACTCCTGTTTAGATCCCACTATATTTACCTTGCTCCATGCTGGTATAACCCTGTGGTCGGTGGCGCAATGCCGTCCAGCCTTGAGGCGCACACCCTCGCTGCTTTGTAGCCTGCTGGTGTAATAGTCTTCACCTGGCCAGTATCCAGTAACTCGCACCTTGATCTTATTCTTTGGTGGCTTCATGTCGACTATGACATTTGCGGTCATAACCGACGATGTGGTGATTAGCAGCGCAACAAGAGCTGTTCTCAACATGACCTAGCGATCACTACAGTCGTAGTCTTCCCAAGTGATATTCTTGCAAGACTCGATTGCCTCTTCTCTTGTGTTGAAGCTCTCGTATCCAATCAAATCCTCTTCTCTTCCAAATCCATCCTCATCAATATAAACAGACCATTGTTGTTTGCCTTCCTCGTCTAATTCTTTCTTGATCCATCTCATAGTCTTGGGACCTCCTTTTTAATTTGTGCTAATACGAACAAGGATCTTACCAGAGCGCGCTCAAGGTGGTCAACGCTTGTTTCTCCGTTGTTATCAGGGCAAGGCATTGACTTGTGGAGCTGCATCTGTGCCGTGGCTAAGTGGCGAACAGCCCTAGCGATATGGTAATCGTGGGTAGGCCGATCCTTCTCCAGCCAATCTCCATAACCAGACTTATCAGACCCCTTACCCATAACGCGCCAGACGATTTCCTGCGCAGCGTTTCCCATCTCTTGAATTGTTGGTGCAGTCATTTTGCAAGCCTCCTATAGAATTGGTCCAGTAACGACTCTAACCACAAGACATCTGCTGGGTCGATCATAATTTCATCCCTGGAGGGGTATAACCTTTTACCCAAGCCCATACCCTCAAGAGCGCATTGAATGCGATCCCAGCCTGGTACAGCTCGTCATCTTCCCACACCCTTGTCATCAGCTTACTCGAATCATTCGAAGCAAGCACGATGGATACGCACGCTGCCTTGGGATTCTCGCTGGCAATTCGATAGGCCCAAAGTTGTGGACAGTCCGAAGTTTCATAGAACGGCGAGTATTTGGGATTTACTTTTCGGTTTTTAAGATCGATGATCGCGTCACCAATTCCTTTCAACTTCACATATGCGTCACAGCGACCAGCGTACCCAGCTCCAACCAGAGCCTTCTCGCACCAGTACGTCTTCTCTACGTTTTCGTCCGCCCACTTCTTGAAGGTCGCGATGTAGGGCTGGAGATCTTCATCTTTGCACACAGCGCGTCCCATGAGGATATTCTCGGCCTGTTCGTGCATTCGCGTGCCATGCTCAGCTGCTTTCGATGTTGACTCTTTAGAGTCTTTAACCACTCTTCGAGCGTAATCTTCGAGCGTTTCATTTTCCTCCTTTGGCAAGGTAAGCGATGCCATGATACTTTGTTCAATTTTCCAGTTGGTCAATTGGGGCTTATCCAAAATAGACAAAATCGAAGTGACGCTAGGATATAAACCCATCTTCCTGGCATCTGCCACAGTTGTATTCCGCTCGTTGCCGTTCTTCCCAATTACAACGTGTGCGGATTTTCCGTCTTCGGTATACCAATGACCGCTAGACTCGGTTTGAACAAGTCTAGCTGTCGATGGCTCCTTACTGGTAATAGTAAGTGCCATACAATTTAAAACGGAACCTGGTTGCCGTCTGCGTCAAGTTCAGCCTTGCTGGCAGTAGGTTTCCCTGCTGCCATCTGGAACTCCTTGCTGGCGCGAACCTTGTCCTGTAGCCACTCTGGAAGAGCAGCGAAGACCTCGTTCTGACCATTCTCAATCTCGTAGAACACATGCGAATTAACCGACTCCTTGGGAGCAGTCATGCCCTTAGGCAACTTGCTGATCGCATTAATGGCGCAATACTGCCTGCCTGCCTGCGAGGTTTTGTGCATTAGGGTTAGCAGGGCTGCTTTGCCAAGCAGATTCTTGAGGCTGAACGATGCCAGCTCTTTCGATGTGAAAGCTGCACCGCGCCAGGACTCAAGGTGCTTGCGGAGTGTGGCACGCTCACCTAGCGAGCGAGTCAACTCAAGACTGACCATCATAGGCTTGGTAACCTTTGTGGTCTTGCCGTTCTCCACCACCTCTCCCTCAATCACCTGGTCAGGCAATTCGAAGGTTAGTCGCACTTTGGGCGACATCTTCTTTTCGCCGTCCCAATTGGTTTCTTGGAGTCCCATGTCAATCAATTGGACCAAGACTCCCATCGTCGTTCCTGCTTCAGGCAGTTGACGTTCCGTTGCTTTTGCCGATTCACTTAGTGTTAGGCTCATTTATTTCGTACCTTTCTTTTTTTGGTTTTGGTTTTTGTGTCAGGTGTAAGTTGGACTAGGACTGAAAACAGATTCTTATTTGTTGGGGTTAATAGTTGAGAGATCAGATTGTTCTTGTACATAGAATCCTTTCGCGACTGTGGTGTGTGTTGGTTGATTGGGCGCATATTCAATAGTGACATTGGCAGGGGCGAGTTGTCTAGCTAATTCGCACGCGCTGTCGGCGGTTAAAATAACAAGCCATTCCTTACGGCCATTACGGCGGAAGAATACCGCTGGGATCTTGCCTGCTGGGCAATCACGCTTCGACTGCTCCATCCACTCCTCTGGCTTTAAAGCCTGACAGCGTTTCCCCTCGATATGGAATGGGAAGTTCTCGCACACCACATCACCACTCCCACCCTCTGGATTGCCAGCGTATTGCTGACTACGGCGAGCTTTCTGCCATCCCTGCTCGCGAAGATAATTAGCTAATTCACGCTCCCCTGCTGCACCTTTTGCCCTGCTATTAATTTTGCCCATTTGTTGGTTTTAGCAGACCAACCCAGGGCGCGTCGAGATCTATTTTTAATTAAGCCAAGTTTTATTAGCGTGACTAATATCCTCGTCAAACTTGCGAATCATTGCTTGCATAGTCAACTTCTTGACCATCTTTTGGTTCTTCTTGACCCACTCCACCGCCTCGTCAAAAGACTGCGCGTCCTTCAAGCCATCCTCGAAATACTCCCATGCCTCCTTCTCGGTCATAGGTTTTTAAATACACGCCAACCACCTCCTGTCGACGGACAAAGCTTGGTTGTGACAGACCTGCACTTGGCGATAGGCAACAGCCAAAACAGGTCATCATTCATCCCCCAGCAGGCAACGTAATCTACACCACTAATAGCGCGCTTTGGTATGTTAAACCCATTACCAGTACTTGTGGTAAAACGATACTTGGTTCGCCCAGGCTCAACAGTCTGAGCTGTCTTGACCTGGATGCGGTAAAACTTATTGTTCTTCTCGGCAACCACATCGTACCCAGCGAAATCTTCATAAGGTGTCAACACGTTATACCCACAACGCAAGAGCGCGCCAGTAACGCGAGCCACCCCAACTGCACCTATTTGCCGTGAAGTTAATTTCATTGTTGACGTACTCCTAATTTAGCAGATACTAGAAAAATGAAAACTACAAACACACTTATCGCGCTTGCCATCTCTACTGCGTTTACATGTCTCGCGGATGACCGCTTGAGCCAAGAAATTGTGGCTGCCGTCTATCGAGGAAGCAGTACGCATGTGCTTGCTGGGAATTCCGCTGTGGGTGCTGGTGGCGCGCTTGTCAAAGCAGGAGACACACTTCTTACCCCTGAAGGTGCTTACGTCCAAGCTGGTGGGAGTTACCTCAAGCCTGGTGGAGGTGCTGTCGTTAAGGCTGGCAGTAGCTACGTTGGGACTGACAGCGCGCTTGTTAATGTTGGTAGCGGACTGAATCTTATTCTTATTGGATCGGACGGCGCGAGCATTGGGGCTGGCAATACTATTCTTCGCCCCCTTCTTCTTCCGCACTAGCCTACCCCCCACATCGCCTGCCGATTCCTTATCCTGTTCTCAAGACCAGCAATAAACTTCTTTCGGCTTGAGTCGTTGTAGGCCAATTCATATTCGTAATCCAATTGCGCCTGACTCATCGCCTGCATTAACGCGCGTGGGTGAACCTTGTTGATTGCTTCCAGAGTTTTCGGACCAATCTTGCCATCTACATCAACCTTAATCTTGAGAGAGTTTAGCCCTTTCTGGATAAACCTTGTTGCACCGCCCATCCCTCTATTGAACGCAAGATCTTGTGTGAATGCTTGCATGACTTGAGGCAATTTGGATACGAGTGGGCTGGTGTATTCTTTGATGTATCGTGCAGCTTCTTTCGCTCTTTCCTCCGCTGGCAACGACGAGAGCTTTTTGAATTCTTCTGGATGGTATTTGTCATTGATTCCAGCTATCTCATAGCTTCCACCACCATCTCCATCAGGCAACTTGTAGATCGCCAAATTGCCGTTGTGATCGAACCTACCCTCAAGCTTGACTGTCTCAAGTGCAGCCAATAGGAGCGGATCTGCTTCTGTTCCGCTCATGGCACACCCTATTTCTTATTGATTTCTTGCTCAACCGCTTGATTGCGGAGGGCATCGTGAATTTCCTTGATGTCTGGATCTTGGTTTGCTTCGTAAATCTTGTTTAGGGTGGCGATGGCTGCGGATGTGTTGGAGACAGGCTTGACAGAGTTTGTGGCAAGCCAGTTTACAAACTCTGGATTGGTGAATAGTCGAGCAGCCTGGTTAGCTCCGAACATCGTTCCAAGCACGCCTTGGGCAAACCCAAACTTACCAGAAAATGTAGAACCAGCTACGCTCGCCATTGTGGCAGGACCAACTACTGCGCCTGCCGTTCCTGATGGATTGGCAAGAATGCTTGCACTTTCCCTGATCTTATTGGAAACCTGTGCAATAACATCCATGTCCTTTTTGAATTGACTTCCAAATCTTCCAAACAAAATGTCCCTTGAGGTATTGTCTAGCTTTCCGTAGTTCTGCAAGAATTTTGAAGTGCTAAAAACATCGCCTGTTTCGTCTTGTAGGCCAGCAACAGCCTTGCCCATCCTTGAAATGTAGGCAGCAGATACGGCTTTCTGAGCGTCCTTGGGTACTGCGTTGAATACCTCACGCAGTTTTGTTGGTCCGTTGTTCGCGCCACTTATTACGGCTTGGTACGCATCCTCTGGATTCTTATTTAGGATCACAGATTGGATTGAATCCATTGTGTCGTGGAATTTCTTGGTATAAACATTCGCCTTCTTGAAGGCAGCTTGAGCCTCTGGCCCTTGTTGAGCTGCTGCGTTCTCAAGATCCTTCGACAATGCTCCGTATAAGCTCTTCCATTGCGCCTTGGGTACGTCTGGAGCTAGGTCAACTGTAGCTATCTTCTCGCCAACCCAAGAACGCAGATCGCGCAAGACGTTAAACGGAATTTCTCCAGATGGACTTAATCTCTTTGTTTCCTCAAGCCCACCCAAAAGCGATGTTAGTTGCGTGTTGGAAATTGAAGCTTGCAGTTCTGGTGAAGCATTGCTAAGCCTATTGGTGAACTCATACAATTTGCCCATAGTCTCGTCCGAATTAATCGGAGTGCGCTCTGGCATGTATTGGTCAAAACGATTATAAAGAGCCTTTTGGGTCTGCCTCGCCCTGGGTACAAACACCTCAGAGAATCCTTTTTGTATTGCCTTGCCTGCCTCAACTGGTTCCGTGATTGGCGATAGCTGAGTTCTTAGTTCCTCAACCCTTTTGCCAACTTCGGCCTGCTGCTTAATGCCCTTTGCACGCATTGCTTCCATTCCGCTTGGGAATCTTCCAACGCTAGTTTCAAGAGCTTGAATAGTCGGCTTTTCGACGGCTTGCCCAAGGGTAGGAATTGTCCCAGCCTTCCCATACAATTCAATATTTTTTGCGATTTGCTCTTGCGTCTTTCCTCCACGCAAAAACCCAAGTATCAAATTCCTAGATGTTTCAGTTGCCCCAGCAGTTCCAGCAATTGCTGTTGGTATTGCAGACACGCCAAGCTTCTTGGCAGTAGATGCTACTTGGGTCATTCTTGAAATTGGCGAAGGAGCAACAGCTCCAGCTAATCCAACAAGCCCCTGCTCCAGCGGACTTGCGCCAGCTTCCCCAGCAGCAGCAGCAGCTCCAGATCCAAGTGCAGCACCAGCAACCTGCGTCTTTGGCGAAGCACCAAGTATCTCGCCTATTTTCTGGATTGCCCTGGGCGCGCCCTTCATCCCAGCTATAGCTTGACCACCCATAACGAGCGGAACCATCTCGGCAACTCCACCAACAACCCTAGACTCAATGCGCTCAAGCGGAGTCTCTGGTTTGGGTAGGCCAATCTGATTCTTGATATCCTCCAGAACTGCGCTGAGTTCTGGTACTTTCCTCTTCTCGTCACCTTGCGCAACGAGCGAATTGTAAACCTTTGCGCCGATATCAGCCAAGAATGCGCCAGAAGCACCAACGCGAGCAGCAGGGGCAGCAACCTCAAATGGCGCGCCTGCTATTGCTCCACCAACAGCACCAACAGTTGCAGGCGTAATTGCTTCGCGCGCAATTAAGCCAGCCTGTCTTCCGACCATTTCTGGAATGCTTCTGTCCTGAGTGGCTGGAGCCTCAACCGCAATCTCCTCACCCTTACTATTTACTGGTATGAGTGCCATTGTTTTATTATGGGGCTAGTCTGAATTGCTGACCATTTATATTTACAACATCTCCATCACGCATCCCAGCAGCGCGAGCTTCGGCCTCAGTCTTAAATGCACTCTTTCTCTTCATTCCGAATGAACCAATATCTTCTGGATCTGCATTGGCATCAAGAACTGCTTGAACTGACTTAATTCCGAATCCATTGGCGCGAGCATCGGCAACAAACTTTCTTGCCAAGACCTTTTTCAACTCGCCTAGTCTTTCTGGCGCAGCAAAGTTAATCACGGCAGTAGGATCTGCGATTGCAGTCATCAACACGTTCCTATCTTCCTGCGTCATCGTGCCAGGACCACCGATTGCAATACGCATTTGTCCAGCAAGGGCTGTCCTGATCGCGTCCGCGCGAGCCATGAGTCTTGGCCTAGCCAAAACATCGCCTGTTTGAACTTGATTGCCAAGGTCAAGGAGTTCGTCGATTCCACCAACAGATGATACAAAGTTTGGCACAAGTCCGCGCACTTCATTGGCGGATTTCTCGCTGCTTGCCATTCCTTCAAGCCCAGGGATCTTGAGTGCGTTCTGAGCGATCTTCTTGGTCTGAGCATCTTCGTATCCAGACATTTTCCCAATGGTCTGTTCGGCAGCCATGCGTTCTGGTGAGCCTTCTGGAAATGAATTAATATAAGATATAGCCTTCGCCTTCATCGGAACGAGCTGTTCCAATCTCTGCTGGTAAATCGATCCAATATTCGCTGTAGCTGGAACTGTTCCGCCACCAAGACCCTCTGGTATTGGCAGCGTCCCAACAAGTTCTCCCAATTGCCTGCTAGTCGCAGCCTGTGCAGCCTCTGTTCCAATTGCCCTATTGCGCATGTCGGCCTCAAGCTCTAGCGCAGGGCGCATCATTTGAGCTGCCATATCCTTCTGCATGACAGGTCCAGGAACATTTTCTGGCAATGTGGCTGATGCAGACTTCAAGTTTTTGACTCGCTCGCCAGCGGATGACATTAGCTCATTTTGCGCTGTCAAGTCCTGCTCCAGCGCACTCCTTAGTCCGCTAAGACGAGCAGCTTCGATTGGCGCGTACTCAGGAGATGCCTTCCTTCGCTTCTCTTCTTCAGAAGCAATTTCGCCCTTCAGCTTCTCTACTCCAAGAATTCCCTTTTCTCTCTCGGCTCGGAGCGCAGCTTGTCCTTCTGGACTTTTTAGATACTCTTGTTCCGCATTAAACTTCTCAATCTGCGAGCGCAGGTAGTCCTGCTGCATCTTCTTTGTCTCTCGCTCAGTTGCGACATCAGCTTGCTTCTGCCTAACAGCCTCTTCATAGGCTGGGCTTTTATAAACAGTAAATGGTCCGAACTGTACTAGATCTGCCATATTATCCTAATCCTCCAAGAGTATATGACTTAAATGCACCAGATATGGGCGAGAAAATGTTGCCAATTCCGCCAGCTATCTGCGCGAATTGCGATGCGCCTGATTGTCCTTGTTGTTGCGCTGACAGACCAGAAACATAAGTCCTGTATGTATCGGAACCATAGTTGGCCAGGGTATTATAAATAGAAGCAGCATTCTGTGCGCCTTGGAACCCAGCATTAGGATTTACATATTGATATCCAGCAGTCGCGGTAGGACTTGTTGCAAATCCAGCCGTACCCTGCGGAGCTGATGCTGCGAGGTAGTTGTTCAATAGGTTCTGCTGTTGGCCAAGTCTCTGCGAAGAAAGGTTGTACACGCTTGGGCCAGATGCTGCGAACTGCTGTGCTGCTCCAAGCCTGCTCTGATCAAGAGCGTTTCGCAAGCTTGTGTCGCGAGCCAGCGCAGCACCAGTTGTTTCGCCTGAAGAAAGGAATTGTGATGCTGCGCCAAACCTTGCAAGCTTGCGAGCCTCGCCAGCAGCACCAGTTTCTACTGCCTCTTGAACCGCAGGGGCAACACCAAAAATATTACCGCGAGCAGTCTGAGCAGCGCGAGCTGCCTGCTGATATTGACGCTGTTCTTCAGCACCAAGCGTGGAACCAAGCCTTAATTGATTTAAAGCTTCTTGCTCAATACTGCTTCGAAGCTCTTCAGTTTGCGCGGTTGTAGTCGCGCCAACTGGCGTTTCAGCCATCTTTTTGTACTGGTCAGCAAGCGTGCGAACTGTCGAGCCAAGCGCAGGATCAATTTGATCAATTTGAGCCATCGTCCTTTCTTCAGGAAGCCGTAGGCTCTCTCTAAATTTTGCAACTGTTGTTGCAGCCTTTTCTCCAGAAATTGGCTGGTAATTATCGTAAAGACTTTTTGCGGAAAGCGTGTCTTTTTGCGCTTGGGCAATTTTAGTATTTAAGTCGGCAATGGTTTTTTCCGCATCAGCCCTTCTCCTGTCATTGGTTGGAAGTGATGATATAAAATCATTTGCACTAGCAAGTTGACTTTGAAGATCTGTGGTAACAGCGGTTCCAGTATCATAAAGAGACTTATACTGGTCTTTTCTGGCGGTATTTATGTCATTTAAAATCTGAGCATCTGTTACTTGAATATTTAACTTGCTGGCCAGCCCTCCAGTTCCAAAAACTTTTTCTCCACTAAGATCTTTTAATCCAGATGTAATTCCAGCAGCAGTTTTTGAGGCAGCACCAAATCCAGTCGTAAAGTCGCTTACTCCATAGTCCTTAAATTCCTGAAGATATTTTGGCGCAAATTGATTTGCCTCTAATATCAATCTGTCAAGCTTGTCCTGCTCAACAAATGCCTTCCCCTGCTCGGCATCTCTTTGCGGTCCAGCTGGAACTTGATTAATTCTTGCATTTTGTGTTGCAATCTTTTTTCTCTGATTGTCAATCTCGTTGATTGCATCAATTGCAGTCTGCGACTGCTCAATAACATCCTTTGCCTCTTGGCCTAAATCTTTTGAATCAAAACTTCTTAAATCACTTGCGTATTTCTGTAAATTCGCTTTTTGTTTTTGACTTAAATTTTCTACGCCTGTTATGGCTCCTGATGCAATTTCAATGTAATAATTGTTTGCTGCTTCATTAAAATTCTTTGGTTTTGCTATTTTAGCTCTATCAGATGATTCGCCTATGAAGAATTTTTCAGTTGGAGTTAAATTTGAGTATCCAATTTGATTGGCAGTTTCTACTGAACTATTAAAATTTGTAATCTTGTCTGCTGTTGATTGTGGAACTTTATCTAGATTTGAAATGGCTGTTGCGTTATTTCCGTTTGTTTCATTTTCAATCCATTGGTTGGGAAATCTACCTTCATTTTTTCCGTATTGATTATAATGTTGTTCTGCCCTTGGTCCCCAATATGAGTTATTTGCAACATCTGGATGTTTGGCCAGATAATATTGTAAATCAAAATTATTCCGTGGCTTGCTTATTGATTCCTTGAGTACATTTGGATCTATCCCTGGAATTCTCGATGCTCCAATTGATGAGAATACAGTATCCAATCCAGATCTAGCAAAAACAAGCGGAGCAGTCGGAGGAGGGGGGGGAGGAGGGGGGGGAGGGGGTGCGCCTCTACCGCCACCACCGCCACCCATATTAAGCAACCTCCTTTAGCATAAATTTCATTTAATTATATTTCCTTAATTTTATTAACCAACCCTATTTTTCCCAGCAACCGCAAGATAGTCAAATGGAATAGAACCAGTACCCTGCTGCACTTCAGCTGGAACAGCTCCCATTGGTGACTGCCCATAAAGTCTCGCAAACTGTAACGCAGCTTGCTGGCCAAGTGCCTGCTGTGTAGCAAAGGCATTTGGAGACATTTCAAATTGACGCTTCATTTGTTCAATAGAACGTTGTGGCCCCAGCTCGCGCTCAACCTGAAGTTGTGCCTGGGATGCTCTCTGTAGGTCAAGAGCAGCCATGCGCCTATCTAGTTCTCGTTGACGCGGGGCATACTTCTCTCGAATATTTGATTCAAGTTTAGCAATTTCTGGCTGAGTCTGGATATATGTTTCCAATGAAGATCTGTAATAAAGATCATTCGCCTTTCCTGCCTCCACAGGGTTGGGGGGCGGAGGGGGCGGAGGAGGGGCAGGTGAACTTTTCTGACCGCCTCCCATATTAAGCCAGAGCCTTTCGCATAAACTTCATGTAATCATACTCCTTTTGGGTTCCTAAACGATTAAATATAATTCGCTTGCGAGGTCCAAATCGATCCCAAAGGATCAATAGCAAGCCTTTGAGTGGTTCTACCAACTCAGCTCTTTTAATACCACTAGTAGCACACAAGTCAACAAATATGTAATCACCATTTTCGCTGTGGACGTAATGATCTGGATTAACGCCATTAGGGATACACCTTGCTAGAGCTACACCATGAATTTCACCATCCTTATCTCTAACAGTTCCCATAAGTCCATTACTATCAAACCAATGCACCCAATCCTCAAAGTTAGGCCACATTGCCTCCATTACACCGCTTTGTTCAAGAAACTCTATCTGGGTCATATATTTTGCTGGATCTGAATTGTGTCTGGATTGGCTGCCATAATGACCCCTCGAATAGAAAGCTTCCTGCTGGCAGCCTCAACCTTCATCTTGATATTGCGCCACTTGTCGTATGACCTAAGGCTATCCGCCCTACGCTTGACAACCTTCGCGCTTAGTGTCGCTGGGAGCGTAAATGGGAGCGTCAATCCGTCAGGCGAGGTTGTGTCAACATTCGTGCCAAGCACAATGTCGTTGCCATCCGTATCCCTGCGAATGCTTATCGTTGTGTTGGTAGATCCAGAATTAAAGAATTCAACCTCGTAGTGCGATCCGTACTTCAGCGCAAAGCGATCATCAAATTCATACGCCTTAGTGACCACCCTGCTTGTATAGCCAGTACCAAAATCTTGGAACCCTGTATTGATGTCAACTGAATCTGAATCCTTGTAATCCGTAAGGTGACCAATCCTTGAGTTGGTTGTGCCTATGCAAAGTTTGATTGTGTTCGTGGTGAATCCAGAAGTAAAGCTTGTCTCAACCATCCTTGCTGCTGCAATTTCCCACAAGCCTTCGAAGCAGTTGAAGATTGAGTTGTAAACCAATATGTGGCTCGGTTTGGTTGCCGAATCTAGCGGTATGGCCAGGAGGTATCGATTGTTATGGAATGTTGCGTTGCAAGTATCAATATAACTTCTGTTGATCCTTGCGATGATGTCCTTAACTGGCTCGCTTATTGTGAGGCCAACTGTAGAGAAGTCATCCGCCAAAGACCTTGAGACTGATCGTATGCCGTCATTAGCCAAGAAGAACACATCCTTGTTTACGAGCGCAACTGATCTGCCTGCGATACAACCAATCCTATTTGAAATTGTCTGAACAGTCCACTCTGCTGCACTATTGACAAGCGACAATACGCTTGTTCCTGATGTAGTCGTTGTGCTTGGCGTTACATCAACCAGGTAGATCTTGTTCCTCTTAAACACGATGATCTGAAATCCGTAGAAGGGTTGGATTGCGATAATGTCTTCTCCGTCATCTCCGCCCACAATAATTGAATTGGTGGTCTTCCATATCTCTGGATCGAGAATGTCAGAGGCGTAAAGAGTGTTCCGATCCTCGCCTGTGCCTACTGCGAATAGGCGATTGGTGAATGATTTGATTAAGCGCAGGCCAGTTGGGGCTAATTGTGTTGAGATTACTCCAGTTGCAGTTGCTGCGGTTCCAGATGATGGTGGTGCTATCGTTATAGTTGGTGCAGATGTATATCCAGAACCACCATTGGTAACTGTTATTCCAGTAACAATACCACCTTGTGATGCAGCATAAGATGCAACTGCTGTTGCTGTTGTGCCATAACCCATTTGTGGTGCAGAAACTGTTACTGCTGGTGCTGATGTATATCCAACACCTGGATATGTAATTGACACAGAAGCAAGTTTTGTTCCCTGGCGATAATTATTTGTTCCATCAGTAAACTGGAGATTGCTTGATCCGTCTGTCCAATATAATTTGTTGATCAACTGTGCAAATTCAATTTGATTTGTTGAATTTGCAAATGTTCCGCCAGTAGTCGAGAACGTGCTTGAGCCTGTATTGTATCTATAAAGAGATCCGCCTGTGGCAACAATAATTTCCTCAACGTTTGGCGTATCAAAATAGAACATGCCTTGAATTGTATTGGACGTAGAAAAGCTTGTCGAAACTGTCTCAATGCCCTGGCGAGTCTGAAGGTTGCCATTGGGCGAAATGGTCATGTTGAGCAGCTCGGAGGCTGCGTTGTCCGCAATAAGATTGGGGCTAATGCCAGATACCTGGCCACCATCAAAACTTGGCGTGACAGCTACCGACAGTACATCATCTGTTGCATCCGTGAAGTACGGCATGGCTTTAGATGATCTCTTCTAAACCAAGTTCGCCAAGAGAGGTTGGGGTGATCTGTTTCATTCCGCCAACCTGGCTCAATTCGTAATTCGCCATAGATGCCAAGTCGGTGTTGGCAGTCTGAACAACAAGCTGCGCCTTGCCATACTGACGCTCACGCTCTAGGGCATCGGCGTGAGTCAGAGCCAATACGACATGACTGACATGCGGAAGGCGAAGTTCGTCACCAATGGCGTTGGTCGTTGGAGGAAAATCAACAATGTAGTTTGAGCGAGTAAGGCATTGGAGCTTTTCGATAACTTTTAAAGTGGTTGTGCTAGTTGTGTCAAGGGTTGGATAAACATCAATTTGAGCGATACCAGAAGAGTTGCGCCCCTTGAAGTAATACGCCTGTGGAGTCCCAGTTCTGCTGATGTCCAAAAGATCCGCATCTTGCGATATAATCGTGGCAAGATCCATTGGGGCAAGTTCGTTGTCTCCCCAAGCAACGGATAGAGGTGTCTCTACGTTTGTGCCTAGGCTTACTGTGCGCGATAGTGTTATTGCTCCTTTGGGACCTACCTTTAGCCCTATTTCTGTATTTGTATTACGCCATCGCGTCAAGTCAGTTCCTACAGAAAAAAATGAAAGATTTTCAATTGCATTATATGCCTCCCACGCAAGTTCTCCTGGCTCCCATACAATATAATTATTTCCAGTTGTTGCATTAAATTGACTTGTTCCAAAAGATGTTCTTGTGTAAGTTCCGTCTGATGTTGCAAAACCTGCTCCAGATAAAATGACCTGCGCAATATCCGTAATCCCATAAGTTGAGTTGGTTACAGTCTCGCGCCAAGGCGCAAAGTTCCAAACGCGCCGATAGTTTAGGGCTGCTGCCTTTTGCAGGAACGTGATAGTATCAGCATCGGTCTTGCCAATCTTCTCGCCTGCAAACTGAGCGATTTCTGTGATCGTCATTATTTCTTGCTCTCAAGCAATTCAACCTTTGCCTTCAATTCCTTAATGGCCTGCACAAGTACTGGAATAAGTGTTCCATATGCAGCCTCAAGTTTTTCTGGATTTTCTTGGCTCACCAAGTTGGGGATAACAATTCCAGTTTTTTCTTGAGCCTCAAGAAGTTCTTGGGCAATAAATCCAGAATCAGGAACATTAACTTTCGCCTTGTCTCTTGTGTTCCAAACAAAACTTACTGGTCTAAGTTTTCCAACAAAGTCAAGTCCTGCGGAAAGATCTTTTACTTCACTCTTGTCTCGTCTGTCCGAAAGAGATGTGATTGATTGAACTTGGCAACGAAGTGTTGCAATAGAACCATTACCAAGTGTTATTGCATTGTTTGCGCTCGCACTTGCGCCCTGTGCGCTATTTCCAATAAACGAATTATTTGATCCAGTTGTGTTTGAATTACCAGCAACATATCCAATTGCAGTATTCAAGCTTCCAGATCCTGATGCTGCAAATAGTGCTTGATATCCAACCGCAACATTCGCTGTTGAAGTTGAAGACGTATTTAATGACAAATTACCAAATGCTGTATTATATGATCCAGTAGTATTTCCTGATAAAACTGAAGCACCAAATGCGCTATTTTCTCGGCCAGATGTATTTCCATTTAATGAAAAATTTCCAAATGCGTAATTATATGATCCAGTAGTATTTGAATTTAATACAAATCGTCCAAAAGCAGAATTATTATCTCCACTTGTATTGCTTGTAAGTGCGCTGATTCCAACTGCTACATTTTGTTCTGATCCAGATGGATTACCTGTACCAACTGTAAGTCCAGATATTGTTGCATTGCTGGAAGAGGTGAAATTGTTAATAGTTCCAGCAGTAAAACTTCTGGCTGTTCCAATCGATCCAGAATAGGTTCCGCCAGTAAGTGTTCCAGTAAGGGTGCTTGCTGTTAATGTCTGAATTGTTCCAGACGTAAGATTTGCAGATCCTCCAATCGATCCAGTAAATGTGCCAGTACTTGAATTGATTAATCCAGAGTAAGTACCAGTACTCGAATTGATTAATCCAGAGAACGTACCAGTACTCGAATTGATTAATCCAGAGTACGTACCGCCAGTTAGGTTCGTTGCCAATGTGCCAGCACTTAATGTTTGGACAGATCCAGTAGTGGTATTGAGCGTGGCAACAGTTCCAGTCGTGCTATTAAACGTAGCAATAGTACCCCTGGTGCAGGAAAGCGTGCCAATCGTGCCAGAGTTGATGCTTAATGCGCACTCAGGGTTGATTACAGCATCCGCAATCAAAGCGTTAAGCTTCGTATTGGTTACTGTGTCGTTTGCACCAAAGCTGGTTCCTGCTGTAAAATTCGGCATATTTTCTCCTAGTTGTTCCTATTTTTGATTACGTCCCAAGCCATTGAACATATAAGGCCAATAACGCCAGAGAGGGCTAGTATCTTAGTCCTTAGATGCTCCAGCGCATTAACCTTATTAGCAATGTCCGCGTAGTTTGCAAGTGACCTTTCGACCATCGAGTAAAGCTGAACCTGACGCTCTTCCATTCTGGCGAGCTTCAATTCTATGTTCCAAACTTGGTCTTCGCTCATGGCTTTGTGGCCCCTAGGTCAGATGCAGCCCCCATATCCGAATAAACTGGCAAAGCATTGTTATCCTGCTTGCGTGGTGAGCAGGAGGCAAAAGCAAGGCAGAGGATAGAGATGGTAAGGAGGTTCATCAAACGGCGGTGATGGTGATGGAAGGTGACCATCCAGTTGTTGGGATGGTGGTTGGGTCGCTAGATAGGTTTATTGAATGAGTCTGTGATCCATCATCGTTGTAATTCAATTCCCATTGTCCGCCATTAAATGTGATTGCGGCACTTGGATCTCCTCCAGCGTCAATAACATAATATATTGCACCCTTATTTGTATTTGGGTTTATCGGCCCATTTTTTGTGTATGTGCCTATTCCGTTGTTTGCTACGCCAAACATTGTTCCAGTAACGCTTGTAAGAGCAATTTGATTTGTTGATGCAACATCTGGGAAGCCAGCTCCTCCACCGCCACTCTTAACCTTACTAACGGCTTGCACGCCCAATCCTAGAGATAGTCTTGGCATATAATTAAAATGCAATCACCCGCCAAGGACTTGAACCTTTGGCGATGTGATTACTTGAATCATTAACCAGCTATGTAGCCGATCACCTTGCCAGTTCCAGCCGTGTAGCTGTTGAACTCGCCATAGATGATGTTGCCTGAGCCAATCGTCACGCCTGTCAGGGTGCCATCAAATTTACCGCTAATTGCGCTAAACGTGGTATCTGCAAGCATCTGGATCGCCCAATAGCCTGGTGTGGCTGTTCCTTGCGTCCCTACGGAAAATCCGTATTGAGCCTGGAATTTATCTAATGCGCGTGACATTAGGTGTGGAGGGCAATTCTGTAAGAAGTGCCGTTAAGGGTCACGTTCAAGGAAGCAGGAGCGGTTGCAACAGTATTAACTGTGCCACCGCTGGAGCTTGCCGTAAACTCAATGACGTTGGTGAAGTTGGCTCCGTCAATTCGGATAGCCTTGTTCTTCGCTCTAACTGGACTGCGTTGAAACTCATTAGCCATATTGTTAATCTCCTTTGCGACTCCAGGCACGTTTCACTTGATCCGCGCTGAACTCGCTTTTGAATCTACTGCCAAGTTTTTGTTCCTGGCGGTAGTACCCCTTCATAATATTTGTTTTATTAGACCCAAGTGGGTTGTCGAGGGGATCGCCAACGCCAACAAGAGCCAAACGTTGTGGGACAGTAAACCGCTTCAGATACTTAGGGACTGAGTCCCTTTCAGCTACTGATTTTTCCAGTTCAACGACTGAACCATTTCTGGTATCGGTGTACTGGTAAATAGGCATTAGCTGTAGTTCTCCTCGTCGGCATTCTTCGCCAGCTCACGCATTTTGTCCTCCTCAGACATGTTGTCCTCTTCGTTATTCTCGGATTCGCCTTCGATCATGGCCTCATTGACCTTGATGTATGCAGCTCCGTTCTTAACCATTTGAACAACACCGCTGAGTTCAACTTCATCACCTTCAGAAGGAGGAACGTTGTCTCCGCCATCATTAACTTCAAGCATCGACAATGGCAACATGACCATGCCTTTCGACATTTTCACATCACCACCTTTATTCATTCCTTCTTTCATTTGATCTCCGTTGGAAGAGGCTGGGGAGGTTTTACCCTCCCCAGCTTTCCGAGGACCCATAGCGATTACTAGGGTTCCCATTTAATTGTTTAGCTGTAGTTCGACTTCGCGAAGATCGCGCGGAAGAACGTAGTATCCAATTGTTTGGCAGCGTAGAACGTCTTGAAGGACGCTACAACGCGTTGGCCATAAGGATCAGATTTATCAGCAGCGTCAAGGATCGTAACCTTCGGTGAGAAGGGCGAACCAGAAGCAACGATTGAGCTTAAGCTAGGAACTCCGAAAGAGTTTCCACCCAAGAGCAAGTTGCCATAGACAGCATTGCCAGCAGTCGAAGCAGAAGCCACACCCGCAGCAGCGGTTGCGAACGTCTGGACGTTTGTGCTGGAAATAACTTTGCAGCCGAACAACGAACCGATTTCACCTTTGAAGATGGCATCAGGATTCGAGTAGCTCGAAACCTTCAACCAATCGTCATCCTGCTGGAGGTCACGAATGACCGCAGGGTGAGCGACAAGGACGTAAGAATCCTTGATCTTGGGCGCACGGCTGATGAACAATGCAGTCGCGCCGTCGAGTAGATCGGTGGCGGTGATTGCGCTGTTAGCAACAGAGCTGGTCGCGAAGGTTGTGCCGTTCGTGCCGTTTTGGGCATAACGAGCATAGCTCTTCGTGGCAACGTTTGTGCCAGTCGAGGTGGAAGAATCTTGGATCAGCGCGCGGTGACACAGAGTGTCCGCATGCAGAGCAGCGTCTTCACCCAACTGTTTGGTGGCCTGGGCGAGGTGGTTGAACAATTCCGTCGCGAGCAATACGTCCGTGAGGACGACCTGACTGCCGTACTGCTGGAGGGTCGCTTCAACAGTAGACAGGGTCAACTGACGTTGATCCGAGCCATCGCTAACAGTCGTTCCTTCAGAGAGGGAAACGATCTTGTCAATCGCGGGATTATCAAATTTGAAGAAGCGGATAGTTTTGTTTCCGCCAGTTTTCGAAGGATACGCCACCTTCATTGCAAACTGCTCCATTTGTAGGAGCGGGAGCGCACGTTCCAAGAGCATCTTGGAGAAATACGCCTGGAACTGTGCAGAGACAGATCCTGTAGTTACATTAGCCATTTTATTATTTTCCTTTTAAACAACTAACCTATTTTACGATCTGTCCGCCTCTGCTGCCATTTTCATCAATTCACGACCTTGCTCCTCCGAGGAGAGTTCGTGAAAAGCTTTAACGCGAGCAGGGCCAGAAGGTTGACCGCTTGCAGGTGTCGTTGCCTTTCTTAGTTGAGTCAATTCTGACTCATACTTTGCAATCTTCTTTTCCAAGTCAGAGGCAGCGTCCGCCTTGAGCCTCATCTTTGCCAATCCTACAGCATCATTGATTCCATTAGGATAGTTCCTAAGAATCGCGTGTTCTTGCAATAGCGTTGATACTGTTTTGTAGAGATTGCTAGAAGAATCCTTTAATTCTGGATTTGCTTCGACTTCTCGCAAAAGGTTTTGGTCCCAGGCATTCTTCCATTCCGTCTGTGCCTTTTGTTCGTTATCCCTTCTGCTAGAAGTTTCAATCTCGTTGGCCTTGCTTTCAGCGAGTTTTGCAAGATCATCACGGCCTTCGTCACGATAGCTTTTTGCGGCTTCGCGATAGTCATCCGCGCTAAACTTGCTAGAACTTGCCTCTGTCTTTGCTGGAGGAGCTTCTTGACCAGCCCTTGCAGCCTTGGCTGCTTCAATGGCTTCCCTCTCAGCTTGGAGTCTTGCACGTTCCGCTTTGACATCGTCCCACTCTTTTGCGAGTCGAGACTGTGCCTTTTGGTACTTGCTTTGCTTCTTTTCGGAAGCTGACTCTGACTTGGGTTCATCAGATTGCGTTGTTAAAGAGCTTGTTGATGTAGTTTCAGTCTTAGGGACTTCATCTACCACCGCATCGTTCGATGTGGATTTTGGTTCGGCGTTTTCTGGAGTCGTAGGTTTCTCCGAGTTATCACTACTTTCAACCTCCTGCTTAACTTCTTTAGTAGCCTCAACATTGTCTTCTGGTACTTCATCTAACCCAGCGTCAAATGCTGCTGCTATCTTCAGCATATCAAGTTCAGTTGGTTCTTTGGAATCCGCCATGTTGACCCTTTCTTACACCGCCACTCAGGGAGTCATTCTGAATAGCAGGTTAATTGACAGCAGGTTCATCGGCCCCATCCCTGCTGTCGAGGATGGGCGAGTTTTGTTTGGGGCTGCATAACGACTCAATTGTCGCAACACAACCTCGAAATCCTTTAGCATATCCACAAGCCTCTGCAAGTGAGTTCGCTTCTTTCTCTACTGCGGAGGCATTTTGGCGCAAGGTAAGGTTAAGAAGGATCAGACTAAGCTTCTTGCCAGTTAGACTTCCAAGGAATCCAGTTAACGCTCTTTCATCCTCCGCCTCCCACTTAGGCTCGTCTACCCACTCCTGGTGGCGAATAAATGCCATAATTGCGCGTAGTTTTCTCATACTATGTACCCCCAGCTATCGCCTTGGAATAAGGCTAGGTAATCGCCTTTGAAGGTCTCTGAAAGTGCCTGTCTTACTGCTGGAAAGCTAAAGTCGTGACCTGTCATGCATCCACCCTTTCTGAGCTTGGGTAACCAGAAATCTATGTCAGCACGCACGCCTTCGTACCTGTGGTCACCATCCACATAAACCATGTCAAGCGATCCGTCGGCAACAAACTCAAGCGCATCCAGGCTCTTACCGCGAGAGAAGGTTACATTACCCTTTGGCTTGGTTCTTTCCGTAAAAGCATTAAAAACATCTTCCATTGGGCATTGGTGGCTTGCCACATCATTCGGATCGTACCCATTTTCCCATGGATCTACTGCCAATACTTCCTTAAAATGATCAGCTAGTACCACAGTACCTTCGCCACTATATGATCCAATCTCAACACACTTGCCAATCGCACCATTCTGATTTGCCCACTTACAAAGTTTTGCCAAGCCTTCAGCTTGGAATGCATCTCGCATTACTGGTACTGCCATCCGCCAATACAAGCGGATGTAGCTATAAAGTCAAAGCTTAAATTAGCTTCTGATTGCTAGGGGCGAGGGAGTTGTTGCGAGGCTGTCTAGGCATGCGGTTCATGCGACGAGTTCCGCCTGCCACCTGGGAGAAGCTTCTGGCTGGACCAGCAGGAGCTGCGAGGTTCTGAGCTGCTTGGTTCATGTCTTGATTCCTGCGCATTCCCTGCTGAAGCATTTGATTGTAGTTTGCAATCTGACCCATTTGCCGAGCAGGAGGAGTCGCTCTTGCGCTTGTTGGAATGGGAGGATTTGGAGTTTGGGAAAAATTCGCATTAGCTTGTGGCATTGCATTCCCAATTGCTGGGATGGGTTGATTTGGGGTTTGAAAATTTTCAGCAGGAACAAATCTTCCACCAGGACGAGGAACTATGCCAGCCGTTCTTGCAACCATTTGTCCTGTCGTTGGGTCAACGTAGTTAACCATGTTCGCTGTATAATTTTTGCCTGGTTCCCTTGAGTCAATAAATTCTGGATCATTCGCAGGCCGTGCCGTCCCGCTAGTAAGTGCTGCATTCCGCTCGGCCATTGCAGCTTCCATTCTCCTTGCTTCCTCTGGACTAGGAATTGGCATCAGGCCAGCTTCTGGACCCCTCGCCTGCCGTTCCGCAAGCAATTGTGAAATCATGTTGAAATAATTTTGATTCTTCATGAGGGAATTAAAATTAGGATTTTGTACCATGTCCATTGGACTCATGGTTGTTCCTGCTGAAGTTGTGGTTTTGGGTTTGGTTGCCATATTACATTACCTGTGGTTGGATTTGTTGCGGTGCTTGGCCTTGCTGTTGTACTTGTGGCTTGGCTGCATCGCGAAGTTGTTTCTGAATTGCCCTGGAGGTATTCGGATCGGTTTGTTCTAGCGCAGCTAAGTGCTGTTGCAAGTGGTCCATAAGAACCTGAACCGCACTCTGGTCTACTGGCTGCTGACGCATTTGCGCTGCTTGGTTGAACGCGAAGAGAACCGATATGTGCGCTTTGTGATCATCGCTAGGTTTAATCGCGACAGGGAATCCTGTGGCCAGCATGGTCGCAATTTCTGTCGCTTGATCTTCAGCTTGATCGCCTGCTCCTGCTTGCGGGTCAGTAAATAGTTTTCTAACGAGACTAGGGTCATCTTGTTCAAGAACTGACTTTACCAGTTCTCCTTGGTTGATGTAGGGATTTCCTTGGAACATCTGCATGCGAGCAACTGATTTCTGCAATGCAAATTGGCGGTTGATAAAGTCAAGTCCGCCCTTCGGCTCAATCGAGTACTGTTCATGGATTCCTTCAGGAACCATCTGGCCAGTATCGTCGGCATAACGGAACATCAAATCTTCCTTCGCGTACTGGACGTACAACGCCCAAGACTGACGGAAGAGGTGAGCCAAGCTCATTCGGAAGATGCGATTACGCAAATCACCAGAAGCAGCAGCCTGACCCTGCATCGCTTGAATCTCAGCAGCAGTCTTTCTGTCTCCAGTATTAAACTGCGAGCCAGCACCAAAGTCAGCGTTACCCATGCGATTCTCTGCGAGCTGACGCTCTTCAAGCATCAAACGCTGGAAGTCGAAGGGAGGTTGGCTGAACTGGACAGGCTTTAATCCCTGCGGAAGGATCTGACCAGGTTGCATCCTCAAGTTCGCTGTGTTCAGCGATACTGGATTCTGCGCTTCGAAAACAGGGCGGTTGGCCAGCTCTACATAGTCAGAGAGCGAGTTCTTGAGCTTGTTTAGGAGGTTTTCGCCAGGGAGGAGGATCTCAGCTACCCCGCGAGGACTATACCAACCGCCACCTGTGATTTCATATGGGAAATCAACAAAGGGAGGTTCGCCGTGTTCGTATGGGAGGGTAAAGGGTTTTCGCACGTTCTCGTTGACTACAAGAGGGGAGAATGTCTCAACCAACCATCCGTCCTTCGACGGAGTGTACATTTCCCACAAGATGATCCGATCTTCCTCGGCTTCCTGCGTGATGCCTTCGCGACGATAGATCTCGTCTTGGATCTCGCTGCGAAGTCCAACAGCGTTGTTCGGCTTGCCAGCAATTGTTTTGATAAAGTTTTCGTCCTGCTTGTAGAGGGGATTGGTCTTATAGCTATCAACGGAAATGGAAATGATGTGGACGATGAAGTCTGCATCTTTAAGTTCCTTGGTGTACTGAGGAACAATCAAATGAAAAGGATCGATGGCTTCGAAGCCGATCCGCTTGTTTTGATCGTCCCAAACAACCTTGGCCACACCGCGACCATAGAGAAGCAAGTTGTCAATTACGGACACAATCTCTTTCTGGAAGTTGGACTGCTCGCGCATCTTGTAGTCAAACCAACGCTCGGCGGTAACAGTAATCGGAGTCAACTGCTGGCGCATCGGAACGAAGCTGGAAAGAATGTCGTTGCCAATCGCGCTGTTGACGAAGGATGGCTTGAGACGCTCAATCGCTGTGTCGATCAACTGAACGTGCAGGTCGGCTGCTGTTGGCCAAGGCTTGACCTTACGGCGCACACCAAAGTAGCGAGCTTGGTAGAACAACCGCTGGCGGTTCTCCCAGGTTTCGCGTTGGTTAAGACAATCAATAATCCTCTGGTAGTAATCTCCGCGACGATTGTTCTTCTCTTGATTGGTTGCCATATTATTTATTTCTCTCAGTCTTTAGTTCATACGAAAGATCGTTGACAGCATTCAAGGCTTTCCTTGCCCATTCGCGCGTACCAGGAGTACCGCGACGAATCTCAATGTAGGTCGGATCTTTCATCAGCTCTTCAACTATCCCTGTCGTGTGGGTTACTGGTGTGGTTGTTGCGCATCCACCAAGACTCACCGCGCAGATCACTATCAATAGCTTTGCGATTGTCGCGCCACTCGTTCTCAAAGTTCTGAGTGCGCTTCTGCTTCCAACCTGGAATGATGCGAAAGACGGCTGCGATGATCTCAAGGATTGCACGCAGCACAAAAGATTATTTAATATTCAGCCCAACTGTCTTCAAGAAATTAACGATCTTTTCTAGGAAGCTGTCATCAGCGGGGGTGGGTGTCAGTTTGACAATAATGCGAGCAGCAAGAACGATACCGCCTACGGCAGCAACGATCTCTTGCCAGTTTGAAGTAATCCAATTCCAAATATTCATAGTTTATCCTCCTGCGTCAAAACCAGCCATGACAGGGTCGTGCGACTCCATCATTTGGTTTAACGTCTTCCAAGTTGGCCGTTCCGTGGGGAAAGTCAAGTCCCAGCGGATATTACCACCATCCAGGCACAATGCCAACGCATCCGCTCGATCAGGGCTGGCGATACCCCTACTACGCAAGGAATCCTTAGATTCCACCCCAAGCTTACCCCTGCTGTTGGTCACAGTTCTGCGACAGGTCAATTGCGCCATTAGGTCATCGTCATCCTCTGGAAGGATGATCTCGCGATCCCCAATCTTCTTTGACATGTTAAACCACATCTCCGCCGACTTGTTGGTGTAGGCATCGGCATCGTTAGGCGTGCCACCAAAGTTTACCCTGTTCACCCTCCACCCAGCCTCGGCCAGCGCATCGCACATCGGCATACCCAATCCACTCGCGTCCGCATAGATGTCCTCTGGCTTTAACCCAGCCTTCTTGAACTCAACTATAAACTTGCCAACTGCTGCCATCGTGTCCTTATCGCGCCATGCGATGATGGGAAGGATCTTGTTGCCATCTCGAATGCACAGGACGTTGCAATCGCCACCTGCTGCAAAGTCTACCCCAGCGGTCCTGCTCCCAGGCTTAAAGTCAGGTGGGCTGTTCTGACAGCCTTGTAGGGAGTTGTAGTTAATGACCAAGCTTTCCGATCCGATATCCACAAACTCGCCATAGACCATAGAGCGAGTGAGGGGATGCTTCTCGCCATATCGTTGTAGCACCTCGTCGATCTGCGCCTTGGTGATGTGAGGACAGTCAAACGCTGTTACTGTGTGCTTCTTCCACATCGCAGACTCCTTGGTGAATGCGCGATAGAACGCGCCTGTACTCGCACCAGGGCTGGAGGCCAGCAATACGCGAGTGGGTTGGCAACGCCACAGAGCCTCGAAGAGTGGGTCAGGAATTGACTTGGCTTCGTCCACCACAATCAGCAACGGCATGGTGTCGTGGTCATCGGCATGGAACCCTTCCGCTCGACCTGGGTCTGTTGCGCTATACCCAACGATCCTGCTCATCGTTCCGTCTGGAAATATGTAGCGGATTTCGCCTGACGTTACTTCCCAATTTCCGCCCACTCGCGCAATGTGCTTGCGCAGGCTAGGCCACAATTGTTTCTCGACCTGCCTCCAAACGCCAGCGGTTGTCGTAGCGATGCTTCCCTTAAAACAGAACGCATGCCAAATTAAAATGGAGGCGATTACTGTGCTGGTCTTGCCTGATCCGTTGGCTGCTTTGAGCGCAACTCGGCAATCTTTGTCTTGTAAGTCGCGCAAAACCTTTCTCTGCCAATCATATAACTCAAGTCCAAGTACATGTTTTGCGAATCCTGCTGGCGATTGGATTTCCGCTAAAATCTCCTCTGGTGTGCGCTTGGGGGGTTTGGTTGTTTTGCCCACTATAGACCTCTTTTTATTTTGTGTCGCAAATACTTGGGGGGGTATGGAAATTTTTTTATGGGGATGGGGGGGTAGGGAGGGGCGTGGTCGTATCCCCTACCCCAACCTTGCGCGGAACTCGCCTGCGCATTGGAACGTGACGCTTGCGCCTGGGAGCTGCGATAGGTTCAGGGTTGGGTTGGGTTTGCTGCTCGACTTTTGGCTCGCCTTCGTTTGTCGCACAATAAGTATTGTCTTTAATATGAGGAAAACTAATCCTCTCTTCAATCGCTTGCGTCTCAATTACTTGTGCAGGCTTTTCTTTTTTCGATAGAGATCCTGCTAATATCTGCGCTAGTCCTGCGCTTAGTCCGTGCTCAACGCTGCCATTCACCTGGACGCGCGCGCTTGGCACGCTGTACAGATAGATCCTTTCCGCCATCCACGCTTTAGCCTGCCAACTCTTTTGGCCTGCCAGCTCTATGTCGCGCAGCAATGCCAGCTCATGCCTTTTTCTCGCAGTCTCCACCCTACGCGCAAACTCAGGCTTGCGAGTACACCATGATTTTATTGTGCTAGGCGATAGTCCTACCAGCGCGCCTGCCTTCTCAATAGTGAAACCGCTGCGACATGCATCTATTACTTCCTGCGCAATCTGATCGTTATATAGGGAGGGTTTGCCGTTTTTCCCTTTGTCTTGTGCGAGTGGCTCAACTTGTGGCTTATCTCCTGGCATCGCTTCCATCCTCATATATTACCATGAAAATATTTTTAAAAAACCCCTTGACATCACAAGCCGTTAGCGTATGTTGAGAGTATGAGCAACACACTAACCAATACCGAAGCGAGCGCGGTCAAAGTCACTCGCATAATCACTTCTTTATTTATGTGGGCAGCATTCGTTGCCGTTATTGTGGGAATCATTCTCCCCTTTGTTAAATAAATTTATGAGCAACACCAATACACAAACCGAAGCGAGCGCGGTTAAAGACGTTCAAACATATGCGAAAACAAAAGAGCTGATTCTTTCCTATTCGCATTTTTCCCCAACCTATAAAAAGATCATAGAGATTTTAGATGATATCGATGTAGTGCGCGCGTTGGGAATATTGAAAGCTGCCACTCATCTTTTCACGATGAAATTTGAAGAGATTAAAAGGGAGAATGCCTAAATGAATAACCTACCCCAAACAATAGCAATCATATTCTTCGCTGGTATCTGCCTTGGGTTCATGATGGGGAAGATCAAATGAACTTACCTCCCTTAGTTCACCTTACCCTATCTTCCTCAAACGTGAAGACTGGCCATATACCAGTCTCGACAAGTGGAAGCAGTACTTGCCCAGACGCATGCCCATTAAAAGAAAAGGGGTGCTATGGTTTGGGCGGAAACTTGCGTTTCCATTGGAACGCGGTTAACCGCGCAGATCGTGGGATCACGTTTGATGGCTTGTGCGAATCAATCGCCAAGCTGCCAAGCGGTCAACTTTGGAGACATAACCAGGTTGGCGATCTTCCTGGTGACAATAACTACGTTGACGGCGATCTATTGGCCAAGCTTGCGAAAGCCAATCGCGGAAGAAGGGGATTCACCTATACCCATAAACCAGTATTAAAGGAGCAGGATAAGAACGCGGAAAAGAATCGTGACGCGATATGCGCAGCGAATAAGGAGGGGTTTGTCATTAACCTTTCCGCTAATGGCCTAGCGCATGCTGATAAGCTTGCAGCCTTGGGGATCGCTCCAGTTGTGACGATCCTTCCAGCAGGAACGGAAGACAATACGCAAACCCCACAAGGTAGGCGCGTTGTCGTTTGTCCTGCGCAAAAACGCGAAGGGGTGACATGCGCAACATGTCGCCTTTGTTCGCGTGGGGGTCGCTCAGTCATCGTGGGATTTATTCCGCATGGCATGTCGAAAAAGCGCGTGGCGCAGATCGCGAGCGCGTCGTGACATATTACTGCGTTTACAACTCGCAAGGGCAGTTTTTCGCGCGTTTCACTACGTTCCGTCGAGCGTCTTTGTGGACGATTCGCAATGGAATGGAGTGGACGGCGATAATAAAAAAAGAAAAGGAGAAAGCATAAATGAAGCACACTACAAGATCAGAAGCAGTAGAAGCAGCCCTAAGGAAGTTCCCCAAGGCTCGACGAATAGCTGTAGAGAACGCTACGATGGGCCAAGAGGATTCTATGATATTTAGAATGAACTTGGAGCAGGACCGCGCTTGCTATAATTGGAATGCGGAAACCATGGGGGCAATCAATTACGTGATGCGCAACTCATGCGCGAGAGAGGAAGTATTGGCATGAATGATGCATGGGTATTCGTGGGTGGGATTGCCCTAGGTTCAATCCTGGTAGCAGTAGTGGGAACGATATTAGAGAATAAGTAGTTTCCCCTCATCTCCCCTTCCAAGTTCAAACCTTGGGAGGGATTTTATTATATTGACCTAATCACAATTTAAAAGAGAATCGAAACATGAGCGAACTTACCGAACAAGTGCGCGCCTACTTCTCAGCAATGGGGAAGAAGGGTGGAAGCGTAAAGGGAGTTAGTAAGGCTCGCACCAGGGAGCAGGCGCAGCGCGCGGTAAGGGCACGATGGGAGCGCTATAGAATAGCACAAGAGTTAAGCGCGCTTAATAGCGCTGAAAGCGCTAGCGCTAAAGAACAAGGAATTTCAAAATCTTCCCCATAAGGAGGGAAAAATCAGAAATTGCCCCATAAGGAAGAAAAATCCGAAATTGGAAATCTAAGATTTACAAAATCCAAATTTGTCCCATAAGGGATAAGAAATCAGATTATTTACCTATAAAGCAGCAACAAGCCCTATTCCCTAGCGGTCTGTCTATAATAGGGGTTTTATTGACTGACCCGCTGTCCTCTACTTGGTTTGCTTTATCAACGCGTTTTAGAGGTATCCTTGCTCTATTGCGTGGCCTTTTAAAGCCTTTTTTCATATGCCTACCAATTCTTGCATGACCAGTACCTGGCGGTCATCTTGCTAGGCTTATCTGAGTCACACTTGTGCCTAGCCCTGAAACTACGCCTGCGGTCAGGGTTACCCTTCTTAATGGTCATCTTGGGGTCACCATACCTAATGGTCTTCGACTGCCCATTCTGGCAGGCCCTCACTACAAACTTCTTGTTCGCACCAGGAGTGCGCCTCGGACTATTGCAGGGTAAGTCTTGTGTACTCATAGCTCATCAACCTCGTCATTGAATATATCTGAATCCTTTAGCTCTGCCAGATCTTTCTGATGGCTGGAAAAGAATTCTGACAACTTGGCCATCGCTATGGTGATCTCAGCCCACTCATGCTCGAAAACCTCGTAGGAGCAGTTATTGTTCATGTCATCGACCAATTGCCCCAACTGCCTGAGAACGGCATGTAGCTGTGCATTCTCACGCTGTAGCAGGGCAAGGAAGCGGTATGCCTGCTTGAGCAGATCTCTATCGTGGCGCGAATCCACCCTTTTTCGCTTTCATCACCTTATACACCCTGGGGGATATTGTGCTTTTCGCTTTGCTTCTGCTGATGCCAGCCTTACGGCGAGCGTTGATATTGGCGTAGAGTCCTGGCTTTGAGTTATTCATTCGCACATTGTACCACACCCATCCACCCACCACCAAGCCTTGGCAGGTTGGGGCGGTGAAGGCGGTGGAAGCGGTGATGCCACCCATGCCGTGTCATTTCTTTTCTGGTCCCGCTGCTTTGAAGATTCACTTCGGAACACCGCAGGTGAAAGGGGAAGGGGGACGGACTAAGGAGTCCCCCTTTCCCTTGGTTCCTCCGTGGGTTCTGGTTCTTTATATATATAGGAATGACACTAGTGTAGAAGAACCCATTTTGACACCGCGAATTGACACTTCAGAAAACCGACTGATTCGCGCTATATAACCCATTCTCCTTGAGCATCTTGCCAGCTTGTGTCATGCGTTTTACATGCCTTTTGGCGGTTGACTCCGAAACTTGGAACTTTTCCTGCACAAATCGGAACAGATCGCAGGCCGTGAACTCGCGTGAACCCATCTCCTTTAAGAGCCTTGCATCGCCTACCAGCTTCTTCTTTCCGCCAGTTTGTTTCAGCTCATCAGGGTTCAGGTTATAGTTGACGCTAAACATGGGGTACTTCCATTGCACTACGAACGGATCGACAGGTGGGAAGTTGCGCAGGGTCATCTCACAGGTGAACGTCTTCTCATCCTCCTCATGTGCCGTAAGCACTACGAGCGAGTCTGGATTGCGAGCAAAGACACCGCTGCCACTAAACCGATCAATCGCCTCTGCGCTGGACTTGTTACCCTTGGAGAAGTGATGGGATAGGATTACTGACAAGTTATAACGAGTTGCCAAGTACTCGAACTCATTCATCAACCCACCCATATCCCCAGCGGAGTTCTCGTCGCGGTCACCCATCAGCATATAGTTAGGGTCAAGGATAATCGCTTGGTAACCGCGCCCCTCGATATGCTTCTCGATGATTGGGCGGATCAATGTCAAGTCGGCTGCATATCCTCTGAGCGTCCATACGTCAAAGTCATCCACCTTCCCATTCAATTCCTTAGCTGCGATTACGTCAGCGAGTCGCGAGCGGAACGACCATTCCTGAATCTCAAAGTTAATGAACAGCACCTTGGCCTTGGTACACTTCTGCCCCCACCAAGGAGTGCCTGAGTGTAACGACAGCGCAAGGTCAATCAGACTCCAGCTCTTGAACGCCTTACTCCCTCCACCCAGGAGCAGCTTACCTCCCTGGTGCAATATCCCCTCGATAAGCACATCTGGCTCTTTGATGTTATCGGTTAGCAATTCACTATACGTTTTAATCGGTGGCCATTGGTCCACAGATGGTTTCAGTCCTAATGCTACGGCTGGCTCGATCATATTATTTTCCCTCCTTGCAGAACCAAAGCAGGCTCTGTGTTTTCTCATCCCTCATTGCTCCTGCCATCCTTACTGGTTGGCTCGGTTTAAAAGTTGCTGGGTCGCATCCCATCGGAACCAAGAACGCTTTCAATTGCTTCTCCCACTCAGGATTCGGTATGGCATCAAACCAACCATGAAGACTCTTGCCTGCCGTGTCCACAACCGCATAAAGCTTCATCTTGAATAGATCGCGCATAAGCTGGAACACCGCGCCGATCTCAGGCTTCGACAACTCATCACTCTCAACCACTAGGAATCTGCGAACTTCAACATTATCATTCGACCTGCTGATCGTTCCCTCCTTGAATGCCGATCCAGTAATGAACTGCCCAACTGGCTCATCCAACTTCAACCACTCGGAAGCAGCACGGAAGTTTTGCGGATGATTGCCACTATCCTTAACCGCTCCGATCCAAACGATGTCGTTAGGTTGAAACAGCGAAACAAATGTTTTGTACTGATCGCTTGGCTCATCACCAACTCTTGCAGGCGATTGGTCAAACATATCGGCTGGGTCCCAATTATAATGTGCCAAGTACCTGGCTCGATTGGATTGCGCAATGACTGCGATTCGTTGGATTATCTCACTCTCAGCATCCTTCTCTATCACCAGCTTCATCGGATTAGTTCCGTTGGTTGACATCGGTGGAACAAGCGGTCTGTACAGCGGATCGTTTAAAATTAGTTTGCGCAGCTTATAGTTCGCCTCACTCCTGAATGCTTGGCAACTTGTGTGCCAGCAGAAGATCGTTGGGACTGAGTCAACGAATACAGTTGTGTCCCTCACTCTCGTATTGCTGGTGTGCGCAGCTTCACCTGGGCAACGGCATAGGCCGTGATTTTCCGATTGCCATTCTACTGGTCCGACTACCGATTCTGCTTTTTGTTGTGGTGTGATCATTTCGGCATTGTTCCTAATAAAATTTGAAGTGCAACAAGAATCTTTAAAAACATCCCCTTTGTTTCATGTCAGCACACACACGCCTAGTCGCAGGATCTCCCTGCGCACCATGCGGGGATTGTTTAAACCTTCTCTGGCTGCATCGCCTTCTTGGCGTTCTCCACAATCATCTCAGCGGTTATGTTGCGAAGAGCGTTACACCAGTACTGCGTACCTTTGGTCTTATTGCTTGCGTCCTTGCACTTGGATTGCGGTAGCGCGCCATGTGGTCTGCATGGGGCGTGAGGGCAAACGTCAGGTGCGAATACTGGATACGACTTAGGATAATACTTGCACCGATCCATTGGGTCGTATGACCCCCATAGACTGACGCACGCTGTATCTAATCCTGCTGCCATATGGTTGACAGAGCTGTCAGGTGCGACAACAAAGTCAGCATCATGCACAATTGGGAATAGTGACCGCACGCTGGATGTCGCGTTGAATAGATCGACAACTCTCGGATGATCGACATGGAAATCAATTGCGCGATCCAAGCCAATGATGACAGCGTGATGTTTGGGAAACTCTTCCAGCAACGCCTGCACCGCCAGCTTACCCAACTGAGGCGGATAGGTGCGGGTCGGACCAGAGGACGAAACGTGGTAGACGAAGTAGGGGCTGGGCAATGGCAAGCGTCCCATCTTCTTCAGCTCCTCGTAGTCAGGCTGGACAACGTATAGGTGCGGACGCTTGTACTTAGGATCGACAAGCTTAACATCTCCAACCTTGCCAGAGATGTCCGCCACCAATCCCTCTGCTCCCATCCAGTTATAAATCCTATCGTAGTGACAACCTGGACCAGTTCCTAGTTCCGTATTGCCAACCTTACCTGAGAACAAATCATCCAGGGGAACGTGGGCTGAGTATGAATCCCATGCTTCCTCGGTAGGTGGCAGCGGATATACATTCGCACCCAAGCCAGCGAACAACGCCATGTTGCGAGCAGGGCAATAGATATCGACTGTACCTCCAGAGGTGTCCACCAAGTAACGCACGATTGCCGTGGCCATGATTGCGTCACCGATTGCTCCAGCTCGGTATACGGCAGTAGATCCACCCTCGGATCTCCCAGGATAGTACGGCTTGATCTTGTGCGGAACAGGGATTGCCTCGTTGAATGGAGCGTTGGTCAGCTCGTCTGGTAGGATGTAGCTACAACGTGGCCACAGTTTATTATCGTCCACAACGTGGACTGCTGGTGAATTATTTTTCCATAGTTTCATTTGTTATCCTCCATTACTTGGTTTATGCATCTGATGATTTCTGACGCGACTTGCGGGACGATGGAATTTCCGACTCCTTTAATTCTGTCCACCCTATTGGGTATCCCATTAGCCATTCGCAAAACTCTGGGGTCATCTCTAAACGCATCCCTCTCTTTGCTCTCCCCTCTAAATACTCCGTCCTTGCCACAGCATTCTCTATTGTGTCCCAAGCTCTGTGGCCTGTCTCCACTCGTTTCCAATTTACGTTCTTCCACCTTGACGCTGCTACTGTTGGCCACAATCCAGATCCTATCCCTCTTGTGGTTGGCTCCGACGCTGCAAGCTGGAATAATGATCGGTTCGACTTCGTAACCTTCACCTTCCAAGTCAATGCATACTTGGTCGAGTGCCAAGTTGGCAATACCAACAACATTCTCACCAATGATCCAAGTGGGCCTTGCCTCTTGTATAACGCGCAACATTTCTGGCCAGAGATAACGGACATCTTCTTTTCCCTTTCTATGAGATCGCATTGCGACTGAGAAT